AAATACTTGAAAATAAATTTAATATACGGTAAAATTTGATAATAAATGATAAAATTATCAATGTAATGTAATTACACGTGATTTTTTAACAGTAGATGCAGATGCTCAGATAGCAATAGGTAGAGCTGGTGCATATAGTAATTATTATTTTAATGGCGCTTTAGATGAGATAATTTTTGAAAATATTGATTGGTCAGCGATTCAAGTTCAAAATTATTATACTAATACGATTGGAAGATTTGCAATAATATAAAATTTTCAAGTATTTATATAAAATTAATTTAATATGAGCGAATTTATAAATATAATATTTGGTGACTTTACATTTTTAGAATTATTTGCGTATATGTGGTTTTTCTGTATAGGATATATAATATATGGGTTAACAGAAACAACAGGTAGAGATATTAAAAGTAAACATACACCAAGAAAATGGAGTTGGAAATTTTGGGTTTTAGATAATTGGAAACGTTATTTAACGACTATATTATGTACCTATGTGTTATTTAGATTTTATACTGAAATAAGTGGACATCCATTTGGAAATTTTGATGCGGTAATGTTAGGTTTAATTGGTGATGGTATTGGTGCTACCATAAAAAATAGAATAAAGGGGTTTACTAGTAATAGAGAAGAAATAATGAGAAAAGTCAATGTTGATGAAGATGAAATTGGGTAATAATAATAAATTTTTTATAAAAAAAGGAAATAACTTTCCATTAATTAAGTTTATTCTTAATGAAGAGATTATGAGATTATATGACATATCTGAGGATATGCTAAGTAATGTAGCTATAACATTTTCAATGATAAATAAAGAAACTGGTAATTTTGTAATAGCAAATGAGCCAGGTGAAATTATATTTCTTGAAGAGTATAAAAATTCAAATGATAAAGAATATTGTTTATCATACCAACTAAATGTTGATGATACACAAGAAATTGGTAAATATGAGGGTGAGTTTGTGATTGATTTTTTGGAAAGTAACGAATACAAAATCGGATTTCCTGTTAATAATAAAATTGAAATCATTATAACTGACTCAATTACAACAACTACCGTTATTTAATAATAAAAATTTTAATAATTTATTGAATTTTATTTTTTTTTGTAATATCTTTGCAGAAAATAATAATTAATGTTAGATAATTATGTTTTCAGGGTTACATGCGATAGAATACCAAGAAGAAATTGGTATTATGTTAAACATTTACCTAATAATCAACTCCATGATAGAATCATGGAACTTCCAAAGGATAAAAGAAAATTTAATCCTAGCTTATTGTGTTGGGAAATTTCAGCAGAATCTTTAGCAAGTCTTATTAAAAGATATAAAGGCTCGAATAAAATTAAGTTTGATTTTGGAAACGAAACAAGCCGCCAAATTTTTATTGATTTAATTAAAAAATTAGATGAGAAAGAAAATGAAAAGCGTAGATATGTTGAGTCCCTTGCAATAAAAAAAGAGGAATGGATTAAATTTAAAAAACATTTAGAAGAAAATTATGAACAATACGTTGATACTGTTCAGCAATATTTAAACCCTAACGTAAAACTATATCCGCATCAAATTACAAGTACTATGTATTTAAATGCTGTTAGAAATGCATTATTGGCATTAGATATGGGTACAGGTAAATCTTTAATATCTATAGCATTTGCTGAAATGAACCCATTTAAAAAGGTATTTGTTATTACGCCAAATTCATTAAAATTTAACTATTATAATGAGGTAAAAAAATTTACTAAATCAAACGCATATATTATTGGTAAAAAAAATGACTGCTCAATAGATGATGCTAAGTATATTATAGTAAATTATGAGTTTTTTAATTCAGCACCTAAATCAGGTAAGGCAATCAATAAGATGAAAAAATTAGGAATTAATAAAATTGATTGTTTAATCGTAGACGAATGCCACAAATTGAAGTCCTCCAAAAGTAACACATACATCAATTTTAAAAAGATTTTTAAGGACGATTTTTTATTGATAAAAAACCTTGTAAGATTTTTATGTCTGGAACACCTGCGCCATCAAGAGCTGCTGAATTATATAATGTATTGAATCAGATATCCCCCACAGATTTTCCAACAAAAACGCATTTTTATAATTATTATTTAGGAATGGAGTATAATCATGATGAGTGGGGATGGAAACCTGGGTCAGAATTATCAAAATTTGAGGAATTATTTAATAAAATTGCGCCATTTACTTATAGAAAGAAAAAAAGTGAAGTTTTAAAGGATTTACCTGAGAAAACATATCAAAAGGTACTTCTTGAGATGACAGATGATGAGTATAATGTTTATTATGATTTAGAGGCAGGTGTTGCGAATGAATTTATTAATAAAGAAATTCATAATCCGTTAGCTATTATGGGTAAATTGAGAGAATATACAGCAGCCTTAAAAGTGAATAGTGTTTCAGAGTTAATTGACTCGATTTTAGATACAAATGAAAAATTTGTTGGTATTAGTTTTTATAAGGATTGTTTGATTAAGTTACATGAAAAATATAAAGGAATATCTGTATTACATACTGGTGATTTTTCGGATGTTGAAAATAATAGGTCAGTAACACAATTTCAAGATGAGAATAGTAATATTAAGTTATTTTTTGGTTCAGAGAGTACAACTAAGGAGGGTTTAACTTTAACAGCGGCAAGTAAAGTTGGTATGTTGACAATTCCATGGACTCCAGGTACGTTAGACCAATGTACTGATAGATGTGCTCGTATTGGTCAAAAAAATGCGGTAAACGCATATGTTTTTATATATAAAGATACAATAGATGAATATATTTTTGATTTGATTGAGTCAAAGAGGAGTGAAATATCACAAGTTATTGATGGTGAAAAATATGATTCAAATGTAAATCAAAGTATTATTAATGATTTAATAAAAAAAATTAAGGACAAACATGCAAAACAATAATTTATTTTCCCAGATGATGATTTTCTTTATGTTAACTGATGATATTACAAATGATAAAATTATTAATGAAATACATTTAACGTATTCGGAGATATTAAATGATATTTTAGAAGAAAAAAAATGGATATCAGATTTAGATTTTGATATTGTAAGAATAAAAGATATGAATGAGGGGTATAAAATTGTTCCAAATAATGCAATTACTGCGTTTTGGACATCTGGTATATTAATTGATAGTGAAGATGAAATTAAACCATATATGAAAATTACATATGAAGGTGTTACTTATTGGTTTGATGAAAAACAAAAAAAGTTAAAATTTAAATAATTTATTTAATGAAAAATATCGGAATTTTATTTTCTGATAATAATATTGAATAAAAGATTAATAAAGAAGAATTACGTAAAATAATATATAATAATGGAAGTAAATAAATCTCAAGTATTAAAAGAAATTAAAGGATTTTTAAATGGTAGTGATAATGATTTAAAATACCTAGTTAATGTTGAAACCAATCCTAATTTTAATTATGCTGATTGTGTTATTCATGAACCAAACGAACCACCTAAACTAATTCATTATATATATACACCATTTTTATATATAAAAGATTTTGAAAAAAATGGTATTGTATTATATGGTGGTATGCCTGATTATGATAAAGCAAAACAACTTAAGTATGGTATAACGATTGAAAAGCTGCAAACAGGGGGGCAAAAAAGATTAATTGATGGTTATTGTTATAAAATATCAAGTAATAAGTCGTTTAATTCTATATTAAATTATCTTAAGGATGGTGGTTTTGATGTATATGAAAAAGTTTATGATGAGAATAATAAACCTGTAAAAGATAAACGTGGTTTCACTGTAATGCCGAATAAGGATATGGTTTTTTATCCTAATTTAAATGAACAATTTTTTATTTCAACAGGTGCTAGGTTATATAAGGGGTTTGAAGAATATAAAGAAGTACATAGATTAACAATTGATATTGAAACAACAGGTTTAAGATATCCAGTTTGTAGAGTATTTGCTATTGGTATTAGAGATAATCGTGGATTTGAAAGAATACTAGAAGTTGAAAAAATTAACGATGATAAATCTGAAGCTAATTTAATTTGTGATATGTTCCAAATTATTAATTATGTAAAGCCTGCAGTAATTTTAGGACATAATCTTGAGAATTTTGACTTTGATTTTATTTTAGGTAGAGCTAAGATTCTTGGTGTTGAACTTGCTAAGTTGCCAACTACTCTAAATGATGATATTTCTATATCTAGAAAAGCTAATACTCCTGTTAAGTATGGTAATAAATCAGAAAAATATGTATCCACAAAAATGTGGGGATATACTGTTATTGATACGTTACATGCAGCTAAAAGAACTGCTGCTGTAAATAGTGATTTACAGTCTACTAAATTAAAATATATTGCTCAATTTGAAAATTTTGCTAAGCCTAATAGAACATATATTAAAGGGGATGATGGTTTAATTGGAAAATATTATTTAAATAACAATATTTTTATTGCAAATGATAAAAATGATTATTTATTAATACCTGATAAATTTCAAGAAATTGCTAGGAAGTTTTATAAACTACAAATAAATAAATCAAGAGTAAGCGAGGTAACATACAAAGAAATGAAATTAATGTATGGTAGAGAGTGTCCTGAATTTATTCAATGGTTTAAAGAAAATGGTGAAGATAGAACTACATTTGTAAGCGGTAAGAACTTGGTTAAGCAGTATTTAGCTGATGATATATGGGAAACTGAACAAGTAGATGAATTATATAATCAATCATCATTTATGCTTGCAAAAATTGTTCCGACTACATATCATAGAATTTGCACGATGGGTACTGCAAGTGTTTGGAATTTATTATTAACTACTTGGAGTTATGAAAATAATATTGCTATTCCTATTTGTGATGTAAAGAAAAAGTTTTCAGGTGGTTTAGCAAGATGTTTTAGGGGTGGATATTGTAAGAGAATTAAGAAAATTGATTATGCTTCACTGTATCCAATGATTCAATTAAGCGAGGATGTATTTCCAATGTTTGATATTACAGGTGTTATTAAAAAGATGTTATTATATTTAACAACAACACGTAATATTTATAAAAAATTGGCTGGTAATGATGAATTACAACCAGAAGAGATTGAATTATTTAAGGAAATTGACCATGAGTCATATTTAAAATATGTGAATAACGAGCTAACTGACAAGGATAGAGCAATGTTTAAAGTTAAACAATTACCGATTAAGATTTTAAATAACTCATTATTTGGTGCATTAGGTGCGGATATATCTTTTAACTGGTCTGATAATAGATGTGCTGCTAGGATTACATGTACAGGTAGGATTCATTTAAGACATGCTATAAGCTTTTTTGAAGAATATGGGTGTATTGCTTTATTAGCGGTAACTGATGGTATTAACTTTTCATATCCAGAAAAAACAAATATTATTATTACTGATGATGGTGTAACTACTAGTGAAACCGAGGGATTGATTGAAGATATGTGGAATTATAAAGGAAAAGTAGGGATGAATGCTTTAATTGAAAAATATAATACAGAAGAGATGAAATCTTCATTTATGAAAGTGGATGATGATGGCGATTCACTTGCATCGTTAAATTTATCTAGAATCAACTATGCTAATTTAGTTGAGGTTAAAGATAAAAAAACTGGTTTAATGAAGGAAAAAATTAAATTAACTGGTAATACTATTAAATCTAAAACAATGCCAGAATATATGGTTGATTTTATGGATAAAGGATTAAATCTTTTATTACATGGAAAGGGCAAAGAATTTGTTGATTATTATTATGATTATTGTGATGATATTAGGTATATGCAAATACCGTTAAAGAAAATTGCTAGTAAAAGTAAAGTGACTAAAACAATTTTTTCATATATGAAGAGGGGTAAAAATAAAAAAGGACAAGATTTACCAGCTCAAGCACATATGGAATTAATTATTGAAGGCCGAAATAATGAAGTGCTTGAATTATATGAAAAACATAAGAGTGAGTTTACTTTAACTGAAAAGCAAATGGAAAAAATAACATTAGCTGAAAAATATAAATTAGTTGAGAATTATTTATCGCCTGAACCTGAATTAGATAGTATGATTTATTATATTAATACTGGTTACAAAAAATCTCACGGGGATTCTAGAAAAATTAAGGATAAAGATACTAATGAAGAAAGATATTGTGCTAGAATCATTAAAAATGAGGATTTAATAAATAATCCAAATTTAACAGGTGAATATAATTATGCTAAGTATTTAGATGCATTCAATAGTCGGGTAAAATCAATATTAGTTGGATTTAAACCAGAAGTTAGAAATAAAATATTGACTAAACTAGATAAAAAGGATATGTTAGTTAAAAATGTGTTTTTACCTGAAGATTTAGAATTAATAAATTATAAACTTGATGATTATGACGAATCTATGCATTTACAACCTAAGGAAGTTGAATATTGGAATGAAACAGGATATGACCCTAGATTAATATGGAATGGTTTTAAGATGACAGATAAATGTAGAGTTTATTATGAGATTTACGAAGATGCGTTAGCTCATTTAAATAAGAAAATGATTGAAACAAATAAACCGTTAATTAAATCATCAAATGAGCCTTTATATCAAAATGATTTAATATTAATTAAGGAGAATAGTAATTATTCAATTGGAAAATATAATGGAAATTATGTTCAAATAATTAGAGATTCTGTTGATATTCCTAAACACCAAATTGAAATTAAATTAGAGGAAGAACGAGCTAAAAGATTAAAGGTTATTGAATTTTTAAAGAGTTTCGATTTTAATACCGACATATCTAATATTGAAATAAGCGATGATGTTGCTATGGATAATATTATAATGAGTGAAGATGATTCAGAATTCACCACGTTTAAAAATGAATATGGAATACCAAAGAATGTGACAAAAGAACAATTATTTACTATAAATCCTGAAATTAAAGAGTTATATGCTACATATTTAAAAGAAAACGATAGTGTCGATAATGAAGAGTATGAACCTGAAGATATTGATATTGAAGAAATGGTTGAATAAATTTTTTATAGTATTTATATAAAATTGTTTTTAAATGAAAATATTAAATAAACAGAAACTTAATGAAGTTGTGGATACTCACGGTGACTTAATTGGCGCTGATGCAGTTCCACATACTGGTTCGAATATTGAAACAGCTGCTAATGGTACTACAGATGATAATGTTAAAATAGGTACACAACCATTTAGATATGATATGTTGGGTCGTTTTGGGTTTACAATGATGCCATTCTATGAAAGTGTTGGTGATAATGATAAATTAGGTTTAGTAAATATTATAGGAAAGTTTGTGTATGAGAATAATCTGAATATGCTTAAATATTATCATAAAAATCCAAATAAATTACAGCCTGATTTTAGAAAAAAAAATAAGGTTAAATTTGAATCGTTAAATGATGAAGATGCTGAAGAATTGATTCCTATGGTTAATAAACTTTTAAATGATATTTCACCTTATTTAAATAAGCAGGTGAAAAATATTGAAGAAGCTAAAGTGGTGGAAGATAAAATTTTATTAAATCGAATTGATAATGAGTTTAAGAAAAAGGATGAAAATAAAAACAGTGATGTTTTAGACTCTAAAATAAAAAAAGTGGCTGATTTGATTAATAAAATGAATATTGATAATAAAAATAAATTGATTGATTTATTAGAAAAAAAGAATGGCTAATTCAGAATTATATAATAAAACGTTTCAAATACCAAATAATGTTTTAAATGGTATTCAAGCAGCTCTTGTTAGATATCCAGATGGTGATGGTATAAAAAGAGCAAAAACGTTATTAAATAATAAGGTAATTACATATCAAAATTTAAAAAGATTAAAAAATTTTTTTGATTATGCAAATCCAAATGAAAATATTCAACAATATCAACTTGCTGGTGGTGATTTAATGAAATCGTTTGTTGATTCTACACTTCAAAATAATAGGGATGCAGTAGAACGTGGAAAAAGAATAACAAGGGATATTCATGCAAACCCAAATTCAGAGTTGAAAACTGTACGTAATCAAAGAATTAATGAATCAACTAATACCGTTACTAAAAATTCTACCATTATTATTGTAAATAATAATAATAAAATTTTACTCTTAAAAAGAGCGGATGTTCCTGAAATTTGGATGCCTGATAAATGGGCATTAATTGGTGGTGAAGTAGAAAACAGAGAAACTCCATTAAATGCCGTTAAAAGAGAGGTTAAAGAGGAAACAGATTTGGATATTAATAATATATTTAAATCGTTTACCATCGAAAAAAACGGTGTTTTTGAGTATATTTATGTATGTAGATATGACGGTGAAGATATTGATGTTAAATTAAATTTTGAACATACTAAATATGGATGGTACGATGTTAACGAAATTGAGTATTTAGATACTGTTCCATTATTAATGGAATATTTAAAATTAACATTTAAATCATATGAATAAAAAAAAAATAATTAATAAAAAAAATAAAAATAAAAAAAATGAGTAGATTAGAAGAAATAAGTAAAGAATTTCGTGATAAACTAATTGTAAAAAATGACCACAATAGTGAAAACGAGTACAACTCATCAAATCCTGATGCACAATCAAATGGGGATAATTATGGAAAAAATACAGATGGTAGTGCTGATGATATTGCAATGAGAAATAAATTAATGGCAAAAAACAAGTATAATAAAGATAACGAATACACAAATGCGTAATATTATAAACGAGGTTTCTGAGATATTTAATAATATTAAAATGTTTCGAACACTACTAAATGAAGGAGTGGGTCAACAAGATATTGTTCAATATATCGAAAATCATGAATGGATTTATATATATTATACTGGTGATGCGACTACAGCAAGTGGTTATAGAACTATTCGTCCGTATGTTTTAGGTACATCAAAGGCTGGAAATTTAGTATTACGTGCTTGGCAGGATAATCCTAAGAATAGTTGGCATTTTACGAATAAACCAACAAGACCTAAAAGAAATCCTGATATGAGTGTAAGTAAAAATCATGATTATTGGATTGATAATGAAGGTATGAAACCAGGATGGAGAATGTTTAGACTTGATAAAATTCAGAAAGTTTATCCAACAGGAAAAAAATTTGAAGATGTAAATGGTTTGGTTATGATACCTGCAGGTTACCATGAAGGCGGTGATGATGATATGACAAATGTAATTGCTTATGTTTCAACAAAAAAAGAACCTGATTTCGATTATAAATATGATAAAGAAGTTCATGGTAATGTTATATCAAAAACTGAACAAAATAAAGCTAAATGGGATAGTATACGTAGAGGTAATAAAAATTCAAAAAAAATTACAAGAGATGATGTTAGAAAATTGAGTGATATTGCAAGTAACGTATTAAAAAAAGGTAAGGGCAGTTTTTATGTTGTTATAGATGATAAGCAGAATTATCAATTAGTAACACCAAAAGATATCGAAAAACAAAATATTCCAGATAGTGCGGTTGTTGGTGGATTAGCTAATTTATATGATACATTTTATAATACTAATAAATATGATAATGATACCACATTTTTTATTAAAGGAAAGGATGAGCTACTTAAAAATAGTAAAAATAAAAGCAGTAATGAAAAAATATCATCAATTCCGTTCGAAAAAAAGACTTTTTTTAAATAATAAACGTATTTATAAAAAATACTAAAATTTTATAAAATGGAAAAAAAAATAGATTTAACTAATTTAGTTAAAGAGATAGAAACAAAAAAACAAGAAAGAATGCCACAAGGTAGTAATCCTAATTTAGGTGTTAATGCAAAGCATCAATTTTTATATGGATTAATGAATGCAGTTAACGATTCAAAACCAACACATGCAACTGAGTTAATAAAAGAGGTTGATAATAAGGCATCGATTCGTGAAGGTAAAGCGCCTGTAATGAAAACAGCACAACAACTTCCAGTTCAACAACCGAGAACGGTTAGAGGTATTAATGATTTTGATAGAGAGGAAATAATGTATCAAGATTTAAATAGAAAAGTACAAAATAAAACATTGGCTGAATCAATGGATGAGTTTACTAGAGGGGGTGGTATGTATTCACCACAGCAACCCATGTATCCACCACAAACAATGTACCCACAGCAACCAATGTATCCACAACAATATACACAGCAACCAATGTATCCACAACCAGGTTTTATAAATGAGCAACAAATCATCAATCAAGTGATGCCGATGATTAACGAGACATTAGTTAGAAGTGTTATGGAATTATATTCTGCAGATATAATTAAAAAGGTTATATCCGAAAACCCTAAAATGTTAAAAGAGATGGTAGTTGAAGTAATTAGAGAATTACAGCAAAAAAATAAAGAAAAAAAATAAAAAAGAAAATGAGCATTTAGTTGCTCATTTTTTTTATATAAAAAACTATTTATTTATATAATTTTAATATAATTAGCATGGATTTAAACTATTTTAAAGATAATATATTACCCAATTTAAATAAAATTAATTCATTTACTGAAAAGGGTAAGTTTTTAGCAAATTATTTACCAAGAATTTCTAGTGGAAGTGGAAGAATTGTTTATGAGATAAACGATAAATATGTTTTAAAGTTTGCGAAAAACACTAAAGGAATCTCGCAAAATGAAGTTGAGGCTGGTATTGGAACAGACTCATATTTTGATAATATAGTAACACAGGTTATTGCTGAAGATGATGATTATAAATGGATTGTTTCTGAAAAAGCAAAAAAAGTAACCGAAAAAAGAATAGTTGAATTAACAGGAATACCATCATTATATGAATATTACATATATTTAAATAATAATTATGTTGACAATAAACCTTATTTAAAAAGAAGAGGGTTCGGACAGTATCATCAAGATTATGAAATAATTAACATACTAAATGAAAATGAATTTACACAAAGCATTCAAGAACTTATATTAAATTATGATTTATTGCCAGGTGATTTAGGTCGTGCATCTACATATGGCGAAGTTATTCATGATGGTCAGCCTACGATTGTTTTAGTTGATTATGGATTAAATGATGATGTATATAGTCGACATTATGTATCAAAAAATAGAGTTTATGAGATTTTTAATGTTCAAAATGGTAATTTTGATGATTTAAATGATGGTGATACATCATACATAAGAAACGGTATGTGGGCATTAATTCCACAGGGTGTTGGAGATGGTGATAATGTAGTTAATGAAGATGTTCTTAAAAGTATTGAGAATAGAAATTATTACTCAGATAAAACATCTAAAAGAATAACTGAAATGATTGAAAATTATTATGAATGTTATGATAACGTTAAAGAATATGTAAAAAAAGCTAGCAATAAAAAACTATTTTATGAGAATCTTTTAAAACTACAAGAATTCTTATCCAAAAATAATTTAATTTATAAGCCTAAATTAGGTGATTTGGTGACTGAAATAAATATAACAAATGAAAATGGTAAAAAGATAATAAAATTCAATAAAAATCTAAATGAAAGAGTTTTATCTGGAATGAAGGGTAGTTCATCTGTTTTAGTTAAAGATAAATGTAAATTAGGTGGTGAAACATGTAATCAAGGAGATATAAATAATTTAGATATTAAACCACTTCATGAGGAAATTGATGCAAGTGAAGCGTATAATGATGATGATTCACTAGATACAATTATTAATGGTAAAAGAGATATTGGATTAATATCGGTTAAAACTCAAGATGTTATTGATAAAATTAATGATAATGGATTACACTATATTCCAATAAAACAATTACATCATAATGAAGGAACATCAATTGTATATAATGACCAGGGGTTATTAAATGCTCAATTATTAAATTTGTTTATGAATAGTAAAGGTGGGTATGCAAATGATGAAACACCTGAGGAAACGTATTATGTTGGTAAATTATTACAATATAGTGATAATTCAATTCAAGCACATATTGATGATTTGAATGAAAAGGGGTTTTATAATGCAATTGATTATGATAATTTTATAAAAAAAGGTAGAAAGTCACCGTATATTGGAGAAAATATATTGAATAATTCAAATAAAAGTGGTATTTTTGTGGATAGAAATATAAATGAAATTTCGGATATGAAATTAAGTGATTTACCGTTTAGAAATGAAATTGAGAAAGCAGGTGGAAAAATTTATTCTGTTGGGGGGGTTGTACGAGATAGATTTTTAAATAAGGAGTCAAAAGATTTAGATATTATTATTACAGGAGTTTCTTTAGATGAAATTGAAACGATATTATCTAAATATGGTTCGGTGAATAATGTTGGAAAATCATTTGGTATTATTAAATTTAGAATAAATGGAGAGGGTGAAGATATTGATATAGCAATACCTAGAAAAGATAAGCCAACAGGTGAGGGTGGACATAAGGGTTTTGAGATTACATCTGACCATACTCTACCAATTGAAGATGATTTATATAGAAGAGATTTTACTATAAATTCCATGGCTTCTGATGTAAATGATAATATTATTGACCCATATAATGGTCGGAATGATATAAAGAATAAAGTGATTAGGGTTGTTAATCCAGATGCGTTTGGCGAAGACCCATTAAGGATGTTACGGGCAGTAAATTTTGCATCAAGATTTGGTTTTAAAATTGAACCTAATACAATGAAATTAATTCAAGATAATTCACCTAAAATTAAAGAAATACCATCTGAACGAATTTTAACTGAATTTGATAAAATTGTACATAAAGGGAATGCTAGAATTGGAGCACAAGTGTTAAAAGATACTGGCTTATTTCGTGAAATATTTGGGTTTGAGCTAAATCAATCGGTTATTGATAATAGTCCATTTAATGAAGTGAGAAGTGTTGGTGAGTTTATATTTTTAATGACTAGATTGTTACAAAATCCATCTCAATTTTATTTAAATAAATTCAGTACAGAGGGAGCTAAAAGAGATAAAATATATAAAGAAATTAAGGCATTATCAACTGTATATGATTATTATAATGCTGATAAAAAAGGTGTTCAATATATAAGATTAGTTGTACATAATATGTATTTAATTAATCCTGAAACAATAAATAGTCAAATATTACCAGAAGAATTTGAAAATGTAATACAACAATTTAAGTCTAATGAATATCCACTTACCTATTCTAATTTAGAAGTAGATGGAAATGATTTAATTTTAATGGGATTAAAGGGACAGATGATTGGTGAAATGTTAAAGAAAATAATATTAAATATTTATTCTGATAAATTATCAAATAATAAAAACGAAATAATAAATTTTATAAAAAATAATACTATTAGTGAGGGTGTTGCTGATAGATACGCTGAAAAAGAATTTGGTATTCCTGATGAATTTTCTGTATTCAATAGTGATGAAAAAATAAAAGATGTTAACGAAAAACCTATTGGTATTATGGTAGATGCTAGAGGTTATAAAGTTCCAGTATATAAAAATCCTAAGAATTTAAATAAGTTTGATAAGGAAGTAAGAGCTATTAGTGATATAAATGGAGATTTATATGTTTCATTATATGATAAAGATTTAATACATGATAAAATTGCAGCAAAAATAGGTGTTCCGCCAGGCGATATATATTATTGGGATTGGATGCCTGCTGATGAATTACGATATTTAACATTAGTCAGAGTTGGTGATACGAATAGATTTGGTTTGAGTGTTAGCATGGATAATGTTATTTACAAAGGAACAACTGATGTAAAAAATAGATTGGAATATCTACTAAAAATAGTAAAACAAAAAAATCCACAATTTGAGTTTACTAAAAGTTTAGTATATAAATTATCTGAAGGTGTAGCTGATAAATTTTTTGATAATATTGTTGGTACTGATTATACTCATGACGAAACCAAATATGATAATTTAACCGAAAAACCAATAGTAAAGATTTATAATAATGAAGGAAAACTCGAATCACCAATTTATTTAAACCCTAAAAAAATTGATGATTTTGATGAGTATGTGCGTGCAGTAGGTAGCTATACTGGTGATTTATATGTGGCATCACATAATGGTGATTTTGACCATGGTGATATTGTTAGTGAGTTATATATGCAACATATCATCAATGATAATGATATATATAGTAAAAATAATTATTTAAAAAAATATGTTATTTTTTATAGAATTGGAAATACTAATAATTTCCAGTTAACTGGTTATTATGGTGATTTAGATAGAGATGAAATCGAAAGAATGGCAGGTGTTATTGCTAATAAAATCAGAGAAAAAAATCCACAATTTTCTTATCTTACTAGGTCACAAAAAGAATTAAATGAAGGAGTTGCCGATAAATATGCAGAGCGAGAATTTGGAATTCCAGACCGTGGCGATGTTATTGATAAAAAATACACAGAGCTACTTAAAGGTGAACCTGTTGTAATGATTAGAGGATATAGAGTTAATTTAGGTGATATTGTTAGCGGTGTATATCAAAATCCTAAAAATTTAGATAGTTTTGATGGTGGTGTAAGAGCAATAAGTGATGTTAATGGCGATTTATATGTATTACATGATGGAATTAACGCTAACCATCAACAAATAGCCAATGCGTTGTATAGTAAAGGTGTTTTTTCTGATTCTAATGTTTATTTTAATGGTGGGGATAATAATGAGGTTAAATACATCACATTATTAAGAGTTGATAAAACTGATAAATTTATTGTTTCAAATTCAATGTATGATAGATATAATGATAATCAATTAAAACAATTAGAGATATTATTTAATAGAGTGAAACAAAAAAACCCACAATATACATTTATTGATAATAAAGGGGATACTGATATTATTTATGAAAATGAAAAAAATAAATCAGATAATAATAGAGTTGAATATTCTGCAGTTGTTTTAGACGATGAATCTAGGAATGAATTAATAATATCTTTAAAACCATTAATTCCTGATAATTGGAAAGTTATTGCACATCATATGACAATTAATTTAGGTAGTTTAAATTCTGATTTTGTTGAAGATATTAATAAAGAAGTGAAAATAACCGCATATGAATATGCTATTGACGATAAGGTTATGGCTGTTAAAGTAAAAGGATACCCAACGTTAAATAAAATTCCACATGTTACAATAGCAGTTAATATAGAAAACAATGGAAAGCCGTGGATGTCAAATAAATTAACTGAATGGATTAAACTTGATGATGAAATTCAATTAACTGGCGTTGTTACTGAAGTGCTAAAGAATAACAAACTTTCAGAATCATTTAAACCAACTAAAAATAATCAGTTTACTGGTTGTTTAATGGCATTTGCTGATATTAATAATTGGGATGTTGTAACATCAATGATTAACATTAATGATGTTTACAATGAGCCAGGATATGGAATTGAAGATGAACCTCATGTAACTGTATTGTATGGACTAAATAATAATATTACTAGTGAAGAGGTTTTTGAATTAATAAAGAAAAACAAAAATCTTAGTCCAATTAAATTATCAACTAATAAGATTAGTATATTCGAAAATGAAGATTTTGATGTTGTTAAATTTGATATTGATTCAGATAGAATGATTGAATTAAATAAACTATTAATTAATAAATTATCTTATAAATCTGATTATCCTGATTATCATCCACATATGACAATTGCTTATGTGAAAAAGGGGTGCGGTAAAAAATATGTAAAGGATTTTGAAAAAAAATACGCCTTTTATTCAAAATATTTAGTTTATAGTACCGATGATGGAGAAAACGGAGATAATTCAAGTTTGAAATTAAATAAAGAAAATATTAATGAAAATGAATCAACTTCAGTAAAAACAATTGTTAATTCGATTAATAAATCGAAAAAAATTCCTAAGGAATTAAAAAATGAAATAATAAAATTGGTTAATTCTAATAGTGAATATATAATGGGGGGTTTTATAAAAGAATTAACCAAACCAAAAGAATTAATTGATAAATGTGATGAAATTAATGGAGTTTCGTTAGGTGCAGATAAAAATGGTTTTTATGTTTATACACATAGAGCAAGAAGTAAATCATCAAAATCACCTGAAATGATTCCAATTAAAGCAATTAAATTTATTGAAACAACAGGATAATAATAATAATAATTTTAATAAAATTTAGAATATGATACTAAATGAAGCAATGAACATTAACAAGACTCAGGATTTAAAAGGTAATCCTATAGCTTTTATTGACCCAAATTCACCAGATAATAAAAATACATTTGAATATCGTCAAATTTTTAAAGATTATGGTGCTGAGTGGTCACAATCACCCAAATTTAGAAATGTTTTTCCACAACATAAAACAGGTTTTTGGTTTTGGTATATCGGAAAAACTGAAGAACAATGGAATAATTCATTTAATAAGCGAATTAAACCTGCGTTAGAAAAGGTACATGAATTAGAAGGTGTACCAAGTGAAGATAGTAGAGAATCAATCATAGCGTCTTTAAATTCGTTAATTGGCACAGTTCAATCAGCTAGTGTGCCTGAAGACTCATCGTTAACTGATGTTGATAAAAATAAAATTGCAGAGAAAATAAAACAATTTAAAGAACGATTAGTAAATATTAAAGATGACGAGGAGTTTAAAACAACGGTACAAAAACTAATGTTATTTAGAAGTGCACAAGGACATCAGTTTAGCTTTGGTAATACGATTCTTACTATGATTCAAAATCCAGATGCAAAAGTGGTTAAAAGTAGGTCAAATTGGGTAAGATATAATAGAATTGTTAATCAAAATGCACGGCCAATATTGTTGTTTAAACCTGGTAAAGCTGGATTGATACCTTATAGTAAAGAAACTAAAGATAGTATTATTAGAAGCTTTTTACAAAGAGTTGGAAAAAGAAGTGTAGAAGAGTTAGGCCCTGGTGAAAGTGAAAAGCTTTCTGTTTTGTTATCTGGTAGGTTTAATGGAAGAGATTTTGATTTATATGAAGCGTTTGATGTAGCTGATACAACTTTAATGGAGGGAAAAGAGGATTTAATAAAAAATGCCTTAGAGCCTGATTTAGAGTGGAATATTGATAATATGACCGATGATAGAGTTAAGCCAATATATACTGCATTAAAAGAATTTGCAGAATCAAAAGGAATTCAAATAACAACGAGCGATGCGGATACAATGGGTGGTGCTAAGGGATACAGTAGTGGTGGTAGAATTAATGTTATTAATAATGAAGGTAATGATGTTGGTATAACAGTAACATTAGCGCATGAAATTGCACATGAATTGTTACATCAAACGTATGCACAAGAAAAAAATCCTGAATTAAGAGATTATTTTGTTGGTAAATCAGAAGGTCATGATGTTGTAGAACAACAAGCTGAGCTAACTGCATGGATGGTTATGTCATCATTTGGTTTTGATGTAAAAACTACATCCTTAAATTATATAACAATTTGGGGAGGAAATCCAGATAATATGGTAAAGGTTTTCGACACAGTTTCAAAAACAGCTAATTTATTAATTGGAGTAATCATGAAGAGCGGTGGTGAGTTAAATGAAGTTGACATACCATTAAACGTAAAACATTATACACCTGAAGATGTTGCTGAAATATTAGGCGTGGAGCAAGAATATCAAAAAGTTTTAAATAATGTTGAAATGAATGAAATGATGAAAGAATCGTTATTAGAAAATTTTTATAGGTTATGTGGAATTATTAAATAAATTTTATGGATTTTTTTGAAAGTAAATTAATTGGAGATGAATTTGAAAATAAAATTCTCTCAGAAATTACGATAAAATGTGGTTTAAATGGTAAACTAAACGATGTTGTAGAAAAATTTAAAGAGTTTGATATCATATTATCAAATGATATTAAAATTGAATGTAAGCATGATTTACAATTTCAAACAACAAATAATTTTATTGTTGAAACACATTGTAATGGTAACGAATCAGGTATTTTAACAACTAAGGCGGATTATTGGATTTTAGGTAATTTAGAGTATATTTATATTTTTACTACAGAAAATTTAAAAAAATGTATTGCTGAAAAATTCACTGATTTATTTGCAATTGAAGAACCCCCAAAGTTTATTTTTTTTGAAAATTACCCAGTACAACAATCAGATTCTAAAATTAAAAGAATGAATTTTTATAAAATACCAATTAATGTAATAAAAGAATATGCTACAGCTAATGGCCGTATTGATGAGATTGATTATAAATTGATGTTTTGTAACAAATCTTAAATTTTTACGTATAATTAAAAAAAGAAAAATATATGGTAAAAAGATTAGTAGTTTTTGATTTTGATGGTACTTTAATTAATTCACCTTTACCTGAAAATGGTAAGGTTATGTGGTCGAATTATTATAAGAGGGATTATCCTCATATTGGTTGGTTTAGTAAAAAGGAGTCGTTGGATTTAAACGTTTTTGATATAAAACCATTAGAATCTACATATAATGAATATTTAAAAGAAAAAAACTGTCAAGATACGATAATTATAGTAATGTCTAATCGATTAGAAAGATTACGAAATGAAATTAGATTAGTATTAAATAAAAACAATATTACTGTTAATGAAATTGATTTAAATCGTGATAATGATAATAAAGGGCAGAGATTGTTTCGTTATATTAAAAAATTTCCTACTATTAGTGAAATTGTAGTATTTGATGATAGGGATTCTGATTTAGAATCGTATGAAAATGTTACGCCAAATTTAGCTGAAAAAAACATTAATATTATCATTAATAAAGTTTTTAATAGTGAGAATAATATGTGTTGATAACGGACACACATTTTCATAGTAATTCATTTAATTTATATTGATGATTTTCATTATTTTTTAAGTTATACGTATTTTTTTTAAAAAGGTTACATCTTTTTTGAAATATTTTAGTATTTATTGTTGTAGTAATAACACAAAATGATAAAAGCAGTAAAAATTAAACTATATCCTACAACTCAACAAAAAAGTTACCTTGGTAACTTGTTTGGTAGTTGTAGATTTGTATATAATCAATGCCTATCATATAAAAAAGAATGTTATGAAAAAGATAAAACAAACATTGGTTTAGTTGAATTAGGTAAATACTTTCACCATAACCTCACTAAGAATCCCGACTATCAATGGTTGAATGAACATAACACCAAGGTGTTGAAAGAGAATATATTTAATCTATTAGCAGCATATAGAAATTTTTATAATACAGGTAAAGGATTTCCTAAGTTTAAATCTAAGCATGATAATAAACAGAGTTGTAAATTTGACGTACAGGCAATATCTAGTAAAAACATATATACTGATAATAGAATAACCTTAACTAAACAGTTAAAGAATATCAAATTCAAAACTTCTGATAAATACAAAGGTATTCTAGAAAGAAATAAAAATAATATTAAAAGTGCAACTTTAAGTAAGAATTGTTCAGGTAATTATTTTTTATCAATTCTAATTGAAAGTGATGAGATAAAGACTTTACCTAAAGCAACTAACGATATCATTGGGATTGACTTGGGTATTAAAGACTTTGTTATTGATTCTAATGGAAACAAATACGAAAACATAAAATCAATAAGAAACAATCAAAAGAGAATAAGCAAGCTTCAGAGAAGCATGTCAAGGAAGCAAAAAGGAAGTAATAACAGAAATAAAGACAGAATAAAATTAGCTAAATTTCATGAGAGAATAACTAACATTAAAGAAAACTATTTACACGAAGTGTCCAACAAACTAATCAACGAAAATCAAGTGATTGTAATGGAGAATTTGAATGTAAATGGAATGTTAAAGAATCATCATTTAGCAAAATCCATTCAGGAGTTAAGTTTAAATAGATTTAAAACTATGTTAACCTATAAGACTGAATGGACTGGAAGAATATTAATAGAAGTGGATAGATTCTTCCCATCATCAAAATTATGTAATTGTTGTGGGTATAAGAATGTTGAGTTAACCTTAAAGGATAGGGAATGGCTTTGTCCTGAATGTAATACCCTTCATGACAGAGATTTGAATGCAGCAATTAACATAATGAATGAAGGAAAAAGAATAATTTTAAAAGATAAAATACCCAACAGTATTGGGGAATTAACGCTTATGGAGAGTAGTGGTTACACGCTCAATGAAGTAAGAAGAAATGATTTGGTGTAATTTACCATGTTATTTCATACTATAACTTAATTAACGAAGAAAATAATAATTTTATTTGTATTTATAATAAAATAAAAAATGAGTAACTATAGATTATCATATTTACCACAAGCAAATGCACCGTTTAATATTATAGTTAATAAATTAAAAGAGAATAATATTAATTATAATTTAATAGAAGTGTCTCCAGATGAAATACATCCATTACAAGGCGTAACATTTAGTGATAACATAAATAATGTTACTATTGATGATAATTCTCCGATTTTTCTTGATTCGGATATGAATATAATTGATGGACATCATAGATATGTTAAAGCAATACAAGAAGATAAATTACTAAAGGCTGTACAAATATTGTTAGGCGAAAGAGATGCATGTAGAATTTTAAATAAAATTCAAGATATATATGAATATGAAAATTCATTATCATTAGAAAATAATAATGAGGATGAGAATGTTGTTGATATGAATAATGGCAATTCATTTTTATCCTCAATTGATAATTATAATAATGAAGTTCAAGAGGAATCACCAAATTTAAATAATCAGGTAATTACTGCGTATAGAAATAAACCAATTAATGAAAAGTCGGTAGTTGGAAATTTTTTCACTTTAATACCTGTTAATGGGTATTATAAATATGAAATTGAATTTGATAATTTATTAGATTTAGAATCGTTGGGTGTTGTATTAAAAGATGGTCAAGAACCAACTGAAACTCTTGCTAAAATATGGTTTCCGTATATTAATTTTGAAGAGTTAAGTAAAAAGTATAATGTTCCAGTTTTAAATATAAAAAATAAAGCAATTGCAGAAAAAGCGGTTTCAATTGGTTATGATGGAATCAAATATAACGATAAAATATTACAAGGATTAAATTAATAGAAAATATGGGAATTTATAAAATCACAAATATTACAAATACGTTAAGTAAAAGTAATAATAGATATAACACAAATATCGAAATAAATATCAAGAATGGGGTATTGGCAAATAAAACAATAATTAAGCCAGGTCAATTAATATTTGTTAATTATATACAACAAATACCTGCAGCGGTTAATATATTAAAATTAAGGGGATATATATTAATTGAAAATAGTAGTGAATACGAATATAATCAATTTAATAATAAACTAAAACCAATTTCTTCTCGTAAAGAAAATGATACTAAAATTGATGAGCCGATACAATTGCTAGAAACTATAGTTGAGCCAAATATTGTAGAAATTCAGGGTAATGATGAGTTAATTGAAGTTGTAGATAATACTGAAATAATTAAGCCAACTAAAAAAAATACAAAAAAAGATAAAGAAATTGAATAATAATTCGATTTTTTAGTTTAAATTTCGTATTTATAATAAAATATATAAAATTATAAAAAATTATAAATATGAACGAAAAAATTAGAATTTTATTCCATAACATGGATGGCGCAGGTGTAAATTATTTTAGAACTCAAACACCAGCAATTGAACTTGAAAAAAATCACTCGGATAAATTTTATGTAGAAATCAGTCCATCATTAGATTTTAATAATCCTGAAACTATTAATTATTTGAAATCGTTTAATATAATTCATTATCATAGACAAATTTTACCTGATGTAAATGAGATGCTGAGACTTGCTATTGAATTAAAGGAAGCAGGTGTTGTATTAGTTATGGATATTGATGACTATTGGTATTTACCAAAAAAGCATCCTTATTATGAAATAAGTAAAGCAAATAAACTACATCTAACAATTATGGATAATCTGAAAATTGCTGACTATGTTACCACTACAACAGATTTATTTGCAAATGAAATTAAAAAAATCACAAAAAAGGATAATGTAATTGTTTTACCTAACTCAATTAATCCTGATACCATGAAACAATTCGCTAATAATTGGAGACCTGACCCAGATGGTAGAGTTAGAATCACCTATATGGCAGGCTCGAGCCATGGCGGTGATATTGAACAACTTGATGGCGTTATTAACGCATTATCTAATGACCCTGAATTAACTGATAAATTTAAAATTATTATTGCTGGGTGGGATACTGAGGGTAAAACTACTGAGGTTGACTTTAATCAAGAATTTGCTGATGAACTTCAAAAAAAGGGGTTATTAACAAAAAATATGGTAAATGAGATAAATAAATCAAATGGTAACGTTGATTTAATTAAAAGTTTACCTAATGATTTAAAAGAAAAATATAGAAATAATATCATGTCTTTCAGAGAAAGACCTATTAGGTCAGAAGAAAGTGTATATTTATACTATGAAAAAATATTAACAGATAATCATAATTTAATAAAAAATAAAGATTATATTCAATGGCTTTCAAATTATGAGAGAGGGCGTCAATACCATGATGAAGGTAATTTTGCTCGTAGATGGACACAAAAAGCAAATGTATATGCAAATGTGTTGAATGAAACAGATATTGTTATCGCACCGTTGGAGTTAAATGATTTTAATACAAAAAAATCAAACTTAAAGCAAGTAGAATGTTGGACAAGAAAACTACCTATTATATGTAGTGATATTCCACCATATAATGTTGATGGACGCCATATGGAAAATTGTATTTTAGTTAAATCAGACAAATTACATGCATATAAAGATTGGAAAAAATATCTAAAAAGACTGATTTTGGACGCTGATTTAAGAAAAAAACTTGGTGAACAATTATATGAGGATTTTAAATTAAAATATAATTTAGAATATGTAACTAATAATAGAGCTGATTTCTATGCAAATATTACAAAAAAATAATAAGATTCAGGCTATACCCTTAAATTTATATGATAATATTAAGGTTATAACCTGAAAAATTTAAATAAAAAATAATAAAATTATTAACGAATTTGTTGAAAAAATGAAATATGATACGAAAAATCGGCTTAAAGGAAATATTTAAAAAAATAGCGTTTAGCATATATTTATCAATAAAATCAATTCAATATTATATCGGATTATCCTTATTTAATACTGAAGCAAAGATATTAAAATCTACGAATGATGATTTATTGAAAAGTAGAAATGATAAAACGCAAAGGCAAAGACATAAAAATCAAACACTTGAAAAATTTTATGCAGGACAAAGGGATGAAAAATATATACAAGATTTTTATGAAATAACAAAAAAAGCAGATAACTTCATGAAAAATGCAACAAATAGAGAAATGGAAATAGCTGCATATAAATATGGTACATCGTATGGAATGACAGATAAATACGGTAGAAAACATGAACATTATGGTTTTTTTGATACAAAACATAAAAACTATGGAAAAACTTTAGCTGAAGTATTAAAAGATGAGGAATCAACCAGACGTACTAATGATGACGATTATCCAATTAAATATATGTTTAATAATACTCCAACTGAAGTTGGTTTAACTAAGTTAGATAATATTGTAGTAAAAATTGATGAAGATAGTTATAGAGCTGCAGATGTAACTGAGAAATCTAAAATGTATGAATATCCGATTAAAGTTATTCGTGATGAAGGATTTGTATGTATAAACAAAATCGAAGAATTAACAGAATATTTACATGTCAAAGATTTGTCGTTTAATAGGGTTCAATTGGAATTTTTCATACCATTAAGATATAAAATTAATGAAATTGAAGAAAATTCAGAAATTTTCTTGCAAATTACAAAATTTAATTATATTTTTGTAAAAAATAAATATGGTGAACCAATTTATTTTAATATAACTAATTTTAAAAAAAGAATAATAATAAATGATACCCATGAAGTATGGAAATTTTATGGAAATGAAATGGAAAAAAGTGGGTTTGAAAAAAACAGTGAAACATGTCAGATTTTTTAAAAAATTTACAAAAAAGCGTAGATAGCGGTGAATTTAATTCAGATGCTGCAAAACAAATCAATGAGCTCTTAAAAAAGAGTGAAGATGTTGATTTAAATAATATTGATAAGGTTGTGACTCTCAATAAAGAGGATGGTCTTAAACGTTCTAAACCAACAGATGAAGATATTAAAAAGGCGGAAACTGAGTATAATAAATATATTACTGATATTGATTATGAAGCTAGAAAGAGTGCTGAGATGAATAGTGTATTTAATAAGTATTTTTCGGCTATTGATGGAGTTGATGAAATTAATAGTAAGATAAGTATGCAATATTTGAATATTAATGATATTGATGCTGAATATAATAAATTAATTAATACATATCCTGATATGGTATCTCATTTTGAAAATGTATTAGCTAAAAAAGTAAAAGTTTTAGACATGTATATGCAATTCATTAATAAATATAAGGAATATATTAGTGGTGATTATATTGAAATTATTAACAATAAAGAATAAATAAAATGGCAGAATTAAAATTAGCAGCAAAAGAATTAGAATTATTATTTGATGAAGTACGTGACAAAACATCGATTCCTCATTGGGTAGAATTTAAAGTGTTGGAAAACAACAAACAAAAAGAATTATTAAAATTAGTAAAAGCAAATGATTTAGTTGTATTATTATCAGAAGGATTAAATTTTGCGGTTATCGTAAATGTTGATATCTTTACGCAATTACCAGAAGAAATGCAAATGATTGCATTTGATGAGTTGCTTGCAGGTATTCATGTTAGTGATACTGACAAATTATTGGTTGATAAACCAGATATTAATACATATTCAGGTGTTTTGGCTAAATATGGGGATGCTGATATTATTAAATATCATGAATCTGTAATTAGCTTATTTGATGCGAAAAAACAAAAAGAGAAGGAAGAAAAAGAAGCAAAGCAAAGTACTAAACGAGGACGAAAGTCGAAAAATTAAAAATGAAAAAAAAAAATCACGGTAACTTTATCGTGATTTTTTTTTTATAGTATTTATTAATAAATGATTATTATGGGCGCTATTAAAACAATTAACATTAAATTTCCGATTATTGATGATGATGTTAATAATAGATTTCTTCAAATGAGTGAAATAACCAAAGAGGGGGTTAGCTCTGATTTGTTATTATTGCTTGTAACACAGAAAGGTGAGAGATATTATATGCCTGATTATGGAACAAATTTAATTAAGTATTTGTTTGAGCCTAATGATAATGTTACGTTAAGTGATATTGAAACTGAAATTAAAGAAACAGTAAGCAAATATATTCCATATGTATCAATTGATAAAATATTAATGTATAAAAATAACGATGAGTTTGGTAATCAAATGCCTGAAGGACAATTAATATTAAAAATAAAATTCACATATTCTGAAAATGCTTATGTGAGTACAGGTGAACTAGAATTAATTTTTTAACTATGAGTGAAATATTAAATATTATTAAATACGGAAGTAGAACGTTTTCAGAATACAAAGATGATATAATAAGTTATATAACACAGGCATATCCAGAAGTGTTATCTGATTTTACAGATTCAAGTGTTGGTTCTATGTTAATCGATGTAAATGCAGGTGTTGGAAATAATTTAAGTATGACATTGGATAGAACATATCAAGAAACTCAATTAGAATTTGCACAGCAAAAGTCATCTTTATTAAACATAGCAAAAACAATGGGATTTAATATTCCACCAAAAAGACCGTCAGCAACAGTAATTGACCTTACGGTAACAGTTCCAGTGCTAGGTGATAGCCCTGATTCGTCATATTATCCTGTATTATCTGCAGGTGCTCAAATTGTTGGTGGTGGAAAAACATTTGAAACAACTGATATTGTTGATTGGAGTTTGGCGGTTAGTAATTTAGGTTATGCAAATAGAAGTATTGTACCAAATTATAATGCGAATGGTACGATTGTTAGTTATAACATAACAAAAAGAGAAGTAGTAGTAAATGGAAAAACTTCTATATATAAAAAGGTTATAACTAATAATGATGTTGTGCCTTTTTATTCGTTAATTTTACCCGATGTTGATGTTTTAGAAATTGATAGTGTTATTTTGGTTGAAGGTACTGCAGTTACTACGATACCTAGTGATAGTGATTTTATGTTGTCAGATAATAGGTATTATGAAGTTGATTATTTAGCACAACAAAGAATATTTACTGATGATTATAATAATAGTAATAATAATATAAATAATACTGTTGTTAAGCGTGGTATATGGAAAGATGTAAGCAAAAAATTCATAAAGGAATATACAGAAAATGGATATTGTAAATTAACATTTGGGTCAGGAGATACTGATAAGAATGCTTTTATTGATGGATTTTTAAAATCAGGAGTTAGCAATAAATATTTTTTAGATAACTTTTTAAACAATACTACTTTAGGTGAAAAATTAAAATCTGGTTATACTTTATTTGTAAAATATCGTGTTGGTGGTGGAAGTGGCTCAAATGTAGGAGTTGGTGTATTAAATAAAATGGGAAATTATTCTCTTATGTGTAATGGTTCTAGATATGACTATGTACAATCAACCGTTAAGAGTTTAAAAGTTAATAATCCAATACCTGCAATGGGTGGAAATGATGGATTAAGTGTATCACAAATAAGAAATTTAGTTAAATATAATTATTCTGCTCAAAATAGAAGTGTTGGATTAAATGATTATTTAGTTCAAATATATAAAATGCCTGGAAGATATGGACTACCGTTTAGGGTAAATGCGTGTGAAGTAAATAATAAAGTCTTAATAACTATGTTAAATTTAGATTCGAATGGAAAATTAACAAGTGTTACCAATAGTTTATTAAATGATAATATTTCTGAATATTTAAGTCAATATAGAATGATAAATGATTATGTTGAAGTTGCAAGTGGCAGGGTTATTAATATTGGATTTGAAATAGATTTATATGTAGATAATACTTCAAACGGACAAATTGTTAATAATGTTATTAATATTGTTCAAGATTATTTTGATGTTAATAAGCATGAGATAAATGAAGATATTTTTTTAGGGCCGTTAACTACTAAAATTTTAGAAGCAACGGGCGTTGTAAACATTATAGATATAAAGGTGTTTAATAAGGTTGGTGGGCCATATTCATTAAATTACACATCTCAGTCGTTTGTTGATATTAATACAGGTGAGATTAAATTAATAAATAATACAATTCATTCTAGCTTTGATAGTATGTTTGAAATTAAATTTCCTGAAAGGGATATTAAGGTTAAATTAAGAAAGCGAATAAATGGATAATATTGAAAAAATACATAAAACAATAGTACAGATAGTAACTACTGGGACTACTACAATCACAGGATGTACTGGTTCGTGTGAATATCATACTAGTTATGGAGGTGTTTATGTAAAGTTTGGTGATACAAACATAAAATTAATTCCAGATTTAACCGCTGTTTATAATATTAAAATATTATTGACATCAAATAATATTGATATTGGTTATTTTAATGCGGTTAACATAGATAATGTAACATGATAACAGGAACTACAACTAGTAGAATTTTAGAACTAAAAAAAATTAAACATAGTGATATTTTTGCTAATCAGTATGTATCGGATGGTAGTTTATTAAAAAATGGGGTTGATTATAATAATTCGATTGAAAACGTTTATATTGTTTATTATATTGATGGTATTAAATATGTTGATGTGTTGGATAATGAGATTTATGAAAATTATTATTCAGGACAAACTCTTCAAATATTTCAACCACAAGGTATTACGATGGACAATTTTATTGATGTTAATTATATAAAAAGTCCTAATAAAAGTAGCATTATAAATTCGCCTAAAATAATAAATGATGTATTTATTGATAGACAGGTTACAAGTGTGTTTGATATTAATAGTAGGCTAGAGTTTGTTGATAATATTGGTGATTTGATAACATATGCGGCAGGTCGATATTATAACATTGTTAATAATAATTAAAAATTAAATAAAGTAATATAGTGAGCATAGGAACATACGGTACAATTAGACCTGCAGACGTAAATATAGATGATATTGATATTTATTATAATTATATGCCTAATAGGTATACTGCAAATAACGATATATTTAAATTAAATTCTAGTGATTTATTAGAATATTGCTATTTACCTGAGAATGATGAAAATAGTACAGGTGGTGAGGATTTATTAGAAGGTCTATATAATTTAAAACTACCTGCTGGTATTTTTAATAAATTAGGAATTTATACATTATATATAAAACCAAAAAAATATACAACAGTTATTGTTGATTGTAGTGTGTTATCTCAATTACCAACAATTAAAGGAATTATTTTGGATGTTGGAACATTACCTGAAAAATTAAGAAGTAATAATGCATTACAAGGATATCGTGTTGAATATATTGATAATAATGGTAATAAAATGCGAAATGTGGTTAGATATGTAGTGACATCTAATAAAGTTTCTGTAACAACAGAGAATGTTGGGAATACATCACAAAAAGTTCAACGATATAAGTTTGATGATGCAGGTAGCTTATTGTTTTTACAATTAACACCAAGTTCAGCATCAGATGTTAAACCAAATTCAACTCCTTTTATAGGTAATGTTGGTCAAACAATATTAATATCAAATACATACTTTAATCCACTAGCTGTTGAAATTGATTTAGTGAAAAATACAATTGATACGTTAAGTAACTATGTTATGGGTGAACAAATTAAAGACACACAAAAAGGTATTGTTACACATTACGATGACGAAAGAAATATAACAAATCAATATAATTTATATCAAATTAAGGAGCATATTGATGACGTTACACCGTTATTTGAAGTTAAGGAGATTAGAGATACAATTGATACTTCTGAAAATTTTAATGAAGTAACGGATGGCATTTAATATAAAATTTAAAATGAGTTAATGTGGCAAATAAAGTAAAGGTAATAAATAGTGCGCTAAATCAAAATTTAAATGGTACAACGTTTAATAATGTACCATCTCAAACTATATTTTCTTTTGATGATTTTTACGTTACAACAAATATATCAGATAGGAATTTTATTGATTATTCAAATACTTTAACTTCATTTGCAGTACCAATTAGTTTAGAGTCACTGAATTTAAATCGATTAGAATCTGAATTATTATATGTTAATAATAATAGTGTGTTATTGAATCTAGATAATTCTGATTTAAATGTGATGACTAGATTTGGTTCAACATATGAGTTTTTTAGAGTATCAATTGAAAATATATTAATTAAATATCCTGGTTCGTTGTATATTAGTGGTAGTAACTCTACATCAAATAATGTTACATATTTTGATTATTCATATAATTCTGTTGAAAATACGTCAACGTTTAAAATACCAGTAAGTACAGTTAATAATCCTTTTGAATTAATTTTTAAGTTTGGTGACTATAGTATTTTAAATGATAATGAACTAAAAAATCTTAATATATCATACGAGAATTATATTATATGGAGCAGTGTTAATAGTAGTGGCAACACATTTAATGTACTAGGTTATACAGGAAATACTAGTGGTAGAAATTATTTAATTGTTAAAGCAAGTGGGAATCCTTTTTCAGTTACAACTAGAAGTATTGGGTATAATAGTTTTCATATTAAACCAAATAATGTAATATTTGAAAAATATCGATTAGAATTAAATCCATATGAAAGATATATATTATCTAATCGAGATAATATAAATGGATTTAGATTTAAAATAAAAGAGCCTAGCCTTGATGATGATGGAAATGTTATATATGTTGATGTTGAATTATTATGGAATACAATTGATGGATATAATATAAATTATGATGGGTTGTCATATAATGATTTTTTTAATAGATTACTTAATATTGGACTAAAATATGATTCAATAAAAACTGATTTAATTAGTAGATTCTTAACACCATCATCACTTAAAACATATGATACTACCGAAAATGGAAAAATAGAGAAATTATTAAGGGTATATGGATATGAGTTTGATAAAATAAGACAGTTTATTGATTCGATTGCGTATATTAACTACTTAAGTTATGATAAAATAAATAATGCTCCCGATATTTTAATAAAAAATATCGCAAATACATTTGGATGGAAATATTTTTCATTGTTGGATGATAATGAATTAGTTGATAGTTTTTTTACTATTGATGAAAATGAAAGAAATTTAAATGTTGATTTATTACCATCTGAAATTAATATTGAATTATGGCGTAGGATTTTAATTAACACTAATTATTATTGGAAAACTAAAGGTACTCGTGAGTCAATTAAGTCATTATTTATGTTAATTGGAATACCCGAACCATTTATAAACATATCTGAGTATATTTATACCGTTGATGGGGTAATTAACCCAAATACGATTACGTTAACTGAGAATGATTTTCCTAGTAAATCATTACCATATGACGAAATGGGGTATCCAAAAGCACCAGCTGAAAATTCATCTTTTTATTTTCAAATATCAGGAAATAAAGATTCTGGTCAAGAATATATGAATGTTTTTAGAAAAGCAGGATTTAATTTAAATAGGGTTATTGATAATAAAAAATCTTGGACTCAAAGTGGTTCTACTTATAGATATGATGATTTAAACCCTGATTATTATCAAGCAGATAGCAAATTAGTGTTAAACACAAAAGAAGTTGACATTTGTTTAGATGCAGCAAGAGGAATTGAGTATGATGTTTTTGAATATCTAAAAAAGGATTATATTATAAATTCTTCTGGTTATACATTACCGTATTCGTATGTTAATATATCATTAGGGTATAACGGTAGTGAAAATACGTTTCCTTTGCCATCTGATTACGATGCAGACAATGTATTAGGACATTTAGAAGTTAGATTCAATGGTATTTTATTAAATGAGCCATATTCATCATCTGTTAATGCTGATTATAGTGTTGATGAAAACACTAAAACTTTTACGATATTAAATAATGTATATGCGAAGTCAAACTCAAATAACAGAGATGTAGTTCAAGCAACGTTTGTATATTCAGGTAATAGCACTGGAATTTCAGGTATTACTGTACAATATATTGTAACTAGGGTAAATGCTAGTTTAAGTGGGACAATAATACCAGTACCATCAAAACCAAACGGTGATTTACAATTAACTGTAAATGGCGTTGCTTTAACTAAAGGTACACCGCAATTTAATGCTGATTATATTTTTGATGAGGATAATCAACAAATTGTGATTCAAAATAGTGACTTAATAACGTTTTTATCTGAAAACCCAGAGGTTCAAATTGCTTATATTAATGTTGATGGTAGCGATGATATTTATGCTAGAAATGAAATATATCGTATTGATAGTTTAAATAATACGAGATTAAGATATGATAATAATGCTGGTAAATATGTTTATAAGTTAAATTATAAAGTTAATAAAGCTAGCGATGTTAAATTTTTAATTGATGGTATTGCGTTAGAACCTAATACTGATTATACTGTTAATCAGCAAAATCAATATGAATTATTTGTATCGGCTAATTTAAGATATGGAATGATAATTAGTGTATATTATTTAGTTGGTGGCGAATCAATATTTCATCCAATTGTTTTAAATGATTACGGTATTGGTGATATTACAAATATGTCATTTTTGAGATTTATTGAGTTAATTTCAAAAAAAATGATTAAAGTACCAAATAGAAAAACTATAAGTGATTTTAAAGGAGGTTGGTATCCATTATTATTAAAATTATACAATGAATATATAAAAAGAAGCACATTAGACGATAATAATCCATTAAAATCAAATGGATATACATTTAATAATTTGTATAGTTTTTTAAGTAAATATAATTCGTTTTTTCATAGATTTGTTGAACAAGTAATTTCCCCGACAATTATTTTAAGAAAACAAGGGTTATTAGTTAGGAATACAGTATTTACTCCTCAAAAATTTACATATAAAAGAGGTGTTAATTTAATTGGAAATACGCTAAATATGGATGCAAGAGGTCATTATTTATACGAATATTTAGGAGATAATGGCTCAGTTTTTAAGATTATTCAGAGGAGGATGTATGTTGAGACTGTGGAAGGTTTGGTTAATCATAAAACGATAACAACTGGTGGTTTTAATATTATTGGAAATAGTGAGATTATTGGTTACGGAATTGAATATAGAAAACGTAGTACAGAATTATCGTTAGGTGATTCATGGAGTGAATGGATGTCAATTATGTATGATGATATTTTAACTGATAGTGAATATAGTGTCGATATTGAATGCGAATATAATGAGTGGTATGAATATAGAGCAGTAGTTAAATCTGATAATTATGGATATACAGGTCAAACATATTCGGTTTTAATTGATGAATCATTTAATATTCCAGCAATAAAAACATGTTATGGTGAAACAACAATGAATAGTATTATTACAGGTGGATATGATTTTATTAATAATAATGATACTGCTTTTTATGGCATGCAATATAGATGTATTGATAGTATTAATAATTCTATTTTTAATTTAAATCAAAATGAATTAACGTTTGATTATAATTCTAATAGTAATACAATACTTGTTTGTGGTAATACTTGGAATAAGTTTGATATATATAAGTCATCAGATTTAACGTGGGTTTCAACAACACCTTCAAGTGAATTATCACTAAATGGTGTTAATAGTGTTATTTCTGTTACTAAAAACATCGGTAATTATAGGGAGGGAGTAATTTGTTATGTTCCACAATATGGCGATACTAAATATTTAACAATTAAACAAAATCCAAAAAATTTAAACTATAATTTGGTTTATTTTAATTCGGATGAATCAATAAATGAGCCGTTATATAGGTCATGCACATCATCGTTAAATACATCAACAATGGGTGTAAATGATTGTTATTTATTATCATTAGGATGGTACGGTAGTTCCCCTAAATCAAGCATTGATATATGTAATTCTATTAATGTTGTATGTAATAATACGTTGATTTATAATCAAAATATTGTAAACAATAATTTAAAACAGATTAGTTGTGCTATACCTAAAATAAATGTTAAATATGGTGATGATGTTAAGGTAACTGTATCAAGTACGTCAGAATCAATTGATAGTACTCCTAGTGTTACTGGTGTATATATTTCAAAAATTGATGAAATTGTTGGAAATTATACAATTGGTAATGGTAGTGAAAATATAATAGGATTTAAGGCAGAAACTAATATTATATAAAAAAACATACAAAATGAGTAATTGGATTAATTCAAATATTATAAATGGTGTACCACCTGATGTTGATAATTATGTTGCAATAATTAATGATTTGGAAGCAAATTGTGTTTATGAATACAGAGCATATGCAAGAGTTGGTGATGAAATCATATATGGAGATACGAGAGTTGGTGTTACTAAATCACCAATACCAAAAATTCCGATTGTAGTAACTGGTACTGCCACTGATATTACTACTGTTGGAATGAAATTAGCAACTAATATTGTTACTGATATTGGAAGTTCTAATATTATAGAATATGGGGTTCTTTATACACAATCACAAACATACGGAACTGATAGTAAGTTGATATATGAAAATAGCGGAACATTTGTAAAAAAGAGAGGGGTTATTGCAAATATTGATATAGATACAGAATTTCTAGTTGGTGGATATGGTGTTATAAATGATTTACAAATGGGACGTGTTACATATTATCGTGCATATGCAAAAAATAATGAGGGAATTGGCTATGGTGAAATAAAAAAATTAAGAACGTTATCAAATTAAAATTTGTAGTATTTATTTATAAATTTAATATAGTAATATGGGATTTATCAATAAAGAAGAACCGATAGTTTTAAATATAATGTTAACTACTAAAGGTAGAGAACAGTTATCAATGGGTAATTTAAAATTTAAATATTTTGCATTGGGTGATAGTGAAATAGATTATAATCACAATAGAGTTGCATTAGAATCAAACAATCAAGTTAAAATATTTAAACCGTGCGATAGGAATCCAAATATTATATCATTTATAAAAAGAAATTATACTGGTGATACATATAATAGTTTAAATACTGTAACATCACTAACACATGAGGCTGTTAATGATGTAGAGCCAATTGGATTTTTTGTTAATGATAGCTATATTGTAGAATCAACACATGTAAAACAGCCTGATTTATATGTTGTAATGAGTGGTGTGACTGGTGGTACTAAATTAAATTTAAAAAAGTCATCACAGTATGGTAGAAATGTAACAGAGCCTTCAGTTAATGATTTTATTTATATAAAATGGACAACTAATTCTAATAGTGTTACTGATTTTGTTGATAAAACAAAAATATATCCAAATTTAACATATAAAATTGTATCTAAAACAGGTACACTTATAGATGATAATATTCAAATTACTGTTGATAGAATGCTTCCAGATTATACTGGTTTCGGGTTGAGTGGAACGTCTGGATGTTTAATATATAATAATGTTTTAAATGATACAAACACGTCAACTGATTATTTAAGTGAAAGTGTTATAGCATTTCATGATAATTATGAGTGTGGGATAAATAGATTTCCTTTTTGGAATATGTCTATAATATATACTGAAGAGTTAATAGGAATAAATGAAATTGATAAGAAGTATACAAAATTTAATACAAGTAACTTAGGTGGATTTGTTTCATATATTCAAAATCACGCACCATATTATAAAAAAATGGGTGTTATTCATTATTCAAATAATAGTCCAGCCAATACGTATGGTGAAGAATTTTATTTAACTACCCCAAAATTAGAAATACCTACAATTATGTGGCATAAAAATTCCAATACGGAGTTAGGTGTTACGTTAACTGCATTTGGTGATTTGAAAACTGTTACAGGTGAAACATCATCATTAAATTTAAAATATTATGATTTGGCTGATATGAGTGGTAATGTTGTGGGTAAAGTATTCAATGAATTAAAAATATTTGTAATTGAAGACCAAGAGCTATTATTTGCAATGTCTTATAAATCAAACAGGTCTTGGACATTGCCTGATTATTTAGTTGGTAATACTAATTCTGATTTATGCCCAACAGCAGTAGTACCACCAACAACACCAACATTGTTTGATATTGAAGAGATTGAATGTGATTCAATCACATTAAATTGGTCTCAATCAATTGGAATTGGAACACCAATTAAGTTTATATTATATAGAAAGGATAGTATTAATAATGAGTGGGTTGTGATTTCCGATAATATAACAGGAAATACGTATAATCAGTTACTGTTGGTTAATGGTGTTACTTATTATTATAAAATTGTAGCATATGATATTTATGGTGTAATTTCAAACGAAAGTAATGTTAAAGAGTATACAGTTAGTTGTTATCAAATTCCAACTACACCTGTATTAAATCCAATTCAAATAAATGAGGGTATATAT